TGTAAGAGTTTTGATGAACGAAGATGTTGATCAGGGTTTGACTGATACTAACTTGTTACCATTTGGTTTTGTTGGGCCACCTCGCTATAAAGCAGTAGACTTTAATGGTTATCATACTGCAGACAAGGGAGACACTAGACTTTCTGGTTCAACTCTGCATACTTCTGGTGGTTTGGGCTTGTCCCTTGGTCATGCGGTTAGTGAAGTACAACTTGAAGGTACAGTCATGCGAGTTACCGCCGATACTACAAGCCCCATTAAGACATCTACCGTATTTAATGGATTTACATCTGGCTCACTAGCAGCTAGACCTGAAATCGCAGGTATGGGTAACAAGGCAAAAGCTAAAATACTTTTCCCAACTTTTGCATTAAGGTCGGGATCTGCTGATGACGGACTTTCAGACCAAAGAAGAGCTTGCTTTGGTGTTTCAACAAATAGAACACCAAGCAGCACTAGATTTGATGAGTCCTATTTGGATCTTGTATCAGGACCGCAAGGTTTGCCTGCAGACACATACGATGCAGCTACAACCACAGAAACACCCTTTATTTTCACATTGGATGATCTTGTTGCGGGCAATGTTGCCCCTGATGCAGTTACAACCATGATTTATGTGTCTGGCTCTAGACAGAAAGGTTCTGCATACGGCGCAAAAAGAGGAAGCTACTCGGATATTGTTGACTCTGGCTTTACTTCTTTCACCGCCCCAATGTATGGTGGTTATGATGGTTTAGATATCAAGGAAAGAGAGCCATTCGGTAATCATGTCCTTACGACAAACAATTCGTTTAAAGCAAACTCTGCAAATGCATCTATAAAAAGAGCGCTTGACTCTGTTGCAGATCCAGAGGTTGTAGAAATTAACATGCTTTCAGTTCCTGGTGTTAGAAACACACTCATTACTGACAGGGTAATTGAGATTTGTGAAGACAGAGCGGATGCTTTAGCAATAGTTGATGTTGAAAAGAATGGATATCAACCTTCAACAGAGACAACTTCTAATTTCCAGGCTAGAATAGCAGCAAATGGTGTGCAAGACGCAATCACTTCTCTTAAGGCAAGAGGAATCAATTCAAGCTATGCTTGTGCTTTCTTTCCTTGGGTTAAGATCTTTGACGAAGTAAACGCTAAGCAGGTTTGGGTTCCGCCATCAGTTGTTGCAATGGGTACTTTTGCTAGCTCTGAGAGAAACTCTGAGCTTTGGTTCGCACCTGCTGGTTTTACCAGAGGCGGTTTGTCTGAGGGTGCAGCGGGTCTTCCAGTACTTGGTGTCTCGCAGAGACTTACTAGCAAGGACAGAGATAGATTGTATGATGCTAACATCAACCCAATAGCTCAGTTCCCAGCAGAGGGTATTGTGATCTTTGGTCAGAAGACACTGCAAGTTACACCATCTGCACTAGATAGAATAAACGTTAGAAGACTTATGATTTTTATCAAGAAGCAGGTATCTGTGATCGCATCTAGATTGCTTTTTGATCAGAACGTACAGTCTACATGGAATAGATTTAGAGGCCAGGTTGAACCTTTCCTTGATGGTGTTAAATCACGTCTCGGCTTGACAGATTTCAGAGTAATTCTGGATGAAACAACTACAACTACGGACCTTATTGATAGAAATATCATGTACGCAAAAATCTTCTTGAAGCCAGCTAGAGCCATTGAATTCATCGCTATTGATTTTTCAATTACTAACTCTGGTGCTTCATTTGATGATTAAAAAAACGTTTTATTACACTAATTAAGAGTGTATAATACATTATTAGGAGGGCTATATTAATGGCTATTGATAGATTTTGGTCGGATCACACTATAGAACCAAAAAGAAAGTTTAGATGGGTAATGAGTTTTAGAGGTGTGCCTCAATGGATAGTCAAAAAGGTTAGCAAGCCTAATTTTACTCTTGGCGAGGCTGAGCACAATTTCTTGAACTATAAGTTCTACTACCCTGGAAGGGTTGAGTGGGCAGAGATAAACTTGACTTTGGTAGATCCTATCCAACCTGACGCGTCAAAGACGATGATGGAACTTCTTTATCAGCATGGGTATGTCTCTCCTGAAGATTACTTAAACGCTAGTGGTCCTGGTCAAGAAGCTGGAAGAGCTTACACCATCAACAAGAAAGATGCTGTTAACTCTTTGGGTGGAAGACTCTACATCACTCAACTAGATTCTGAAGGTTCACCAATTGAAGAGTGGCAGCTTTACAATCCTTTTATCAAGGGTGTTAGCTTTGACGAGTTAGATTATGAAGGCGATGATTTACTGAATCTTGAACTTACTGTAAGGTATGATTGGGCAAGATTAAATCCAGGTATTGGTGAAGTATCCGATGTCTTGAAGAGAGAAGTTACCGCCAATCCAACCACTACTAGTGGAAGAATTCAGACTCCTAGAGGGCGATAATTTTAATTTTGTTTTGTTTTAGAAAGTGAGGTTACATGGAAAACAGAAATGCTAAAAGAAGGGCTGCAGCAGCAGCCCAACCCCCCCAACAAGAGGTTATGCCTCCTGTTCCAAATGATATACAACAACAACATCAAAGCTCCCTTAGTTATGCAGTGCCAACAGAAATTGTTGACTTGCCATCTGGCGGACGCTTTTATCCAACTAACAGTCCTCTCTATGGAAAGAAATCCATTGAGGTGAGGTTTATGACTGCCAGAGATGAAGATATACTTACGTCTCCTGCTCTTCTGAAAAAGGGCGTAGCTTTGGATAGGTTGTTGGATAACGTCTTGATGGACAATTCATTTAAATCAAAAGATTTGCTTTCTGGTGACAGAAACGCATTGATGTACGCTGTCAGGATTACAGGATATGGTCCAGATTATCCTGCGACTCTTACCTGTGGAGAATGTGGTAGTCAATATACTCACTCCTTTGACTTGTCTAACTTTGATGAAATGTACAAAGACATTTCTGATGAAGACATAGAATCAGTTCACCTGACAGAGCAAGGCACTTTTACTTACACGCTACCAAAGACAAAGGTTTTGATAGAGGGTAAGTTTATTACTGGTTACGACGAAGATCGCCTTATAAACTCTGCTCAGATGAAAAAGAAAAATAAACTTATAGAGACTCAAACTACAGATCTGTTAAGAGCCATAATTATAAGCGCCAATGGTGTTTCAGATCCTAGTGACCTATCCGAGTTTATTAACAATATGCCTGCTTCTGACTCCAGGGCGCTTAGAGAGGTATATGCTAAAATAGTTCCAGATGTCAAGTTCCGAGAAGAGACAGTCTGTGATCATTGTGGTACGGAACAGGAGGTGGACGTGCCAATCACCACAGGGTTTTTTTGGCCTCAATCGTGAGTATATAAAGTCGGTATACGAAGAACTGTTTATACTGAAGCATCACGGTGGCTGGAGCTTTTTTGAAGCGTACAACCTACCAATACAAATAAGAAGATGGTTTATAACCAGGCTCAATAAGCAGTTTGAAGATGAAGCCGCCGAGATGGAAAAAGCTAGAAAGAAAGCTGGTAGATAGATATTTTATCAGTGTTTCATTTTATGTTTTGCTTACTAATTATAGTGTATAAACTTCTCATGTGGGGTATGTAAATTGTCGGATCAAAAAGAATTCTTTTTAGATTTTACCAGGATTGATGAAGGTGGAGTCGCTCCATTTTTAGCTCATCAGGGCGAAATCATTAAAACTGTTTTAGGTGTTATGTTTACTGGTAGTCCCTTTTCATTATCTGTTCGCGGAACTAAGAAACAACTTGATAGATTCGCTAAAGCTATTGCTGCTGAAAAAAGATATGCAACAGCCTATAACAAATATGGGCTGAATAATCCCTCCACATACCGAAGTAAATATAAGCTAGACTCCGCTATTAAAAAGTTTGAAAGAGACACGGGTATAGTCTGGCCTATAAAGTGAGGTAACTTTTAGTGGCTTTTTCAAGAGAACTCAAAACTAGACTGACAGACGCTGGTTTTTCTGAAAATCAAATCCGTGCTTTAGAGATTGTCTTTGACCGTACTGGTGTTTCGGAAAATGCTGGTACCACTACAGGTGAAATGGTAACTGGTAATGTTGAGCTTGCCGAAGAAAATTTAAAACTTGAAAAAGAAAAGTTTGAAGTTTTAAAACAACAACACACCATTCAGCGTGAAATGGGCACGCACATTCAAGATCAGTCCATGATGATTGATCGTATGAATGATATGCGTGAGGAGCGCATTGAGTATGCTGCCAAAGAAGCTGAGTTCGCCCAGACCGAACTAGAAATAGCCCTCAATAGATCCAAACTTGATATGGATGAGATTGATGCGGCAAAGAAAAAGGTAATAGAAACCCAGAAACAAATTAAAGCAATAAAGCAAGCTGCCAAGATGCAAGAAAGCATGATTGATGGTGCTGAAAAGTTTGCAAATTTGATGGGTGTTACTGGTGGCGGCGGCGCTGCTGGTGCTCTAGGTAAAATGGTTGAAGGCTTTGATGTTAATGCTGTAAACATCAAAGAGATGGGCAAGTCAATGGGTGCTTTTGGTGCTAAGGTTCTTAGCACTATTTCACCAATGAGGATAATGACCACTCTCACAGACCAAGCTATTGAAACCTTTATGAGATTTGATAAAGCTCAGTTTGAGATCTTTGAACAAACTGGAATTATGACAGCAGCTGATGACATGGCAATGATGGCAGCAGAAACTGATTCATTTACCAATGGTGGTCAAGAGATGAAAAACACCATTGTTGGCCTACAACAATCTTTTTCGGAACTAAGCTCCGTCACAGGAGTAGCAAGAAAAGAGTTGATGACAACAGCCCTAGTTTTTGAAGGTATTGGTGTATCAGCAGCTACTAGCGGTGAGGCCATGGCAACAATGATTCAGACCTTGGGGCAAACACCACAGATTGCAGCAGAGAATGCTTTGAAATTTTCAGCACTTGCTGATGAGCTAGGTAGGCCTCCAGCAGAAATCGTTGAGGGTTTTAATCAAATGGCAGGTGAATTGGCAAAGCATGGCCCAGCTATGCAGCAACAGTTCATGAAGCTTCAAGCAGTCGCTTCCAGAACAGGTATGTCTGTTCAGAGTCTAGTGGATACGACAACCAAGTTTGACACTTTTGAAGAGGGTGCAGGCCAGGTTGGCATGCTAAACGCTGTTCTCGGCGGTCCTTACTTAGACACGCTAACAATGATGAGTGGCACCACAACAGAGAGGCTCTTGGAATTAAAAGGTGCCTTTGATGCTGCTGGAGAAGACTTTGCTTCAATGAGTCAGTTCCGTCGTCAAGCCCTGGCCGAACAAATGGGTATGGGCGTGGATGAGCTTGGTAAGTTTATGAAGTTAAGTGAATCCGAGATGAAGGCAGAGATGGCCCGCACCGAAGCGTTGGCTGCCTCCAGGGAAGAAATAGATAATCGTCGCATGAAGTTGATGGACCTTATGAGTAAGATCGCCGCAGAACTTCAAAAGGCGATGGAAGAAGTCTTCGGCACAGAAATGTTTGATCAGGGCTCACTTGATACAGTTAAGGGAGTGTTTGTTTCAATCTTAAAAGTTGTCAAGGCTATTGCTGGCGCTATTGGAATGGTTAACGATGTGTTCTCAAAGTTTACAGGTGGCAAAGGAGCGATGTCGGGCATACTAACTCTAGGTGCTGTGGCAGGCGTGACAATAGGTGGTAAAATGGGATTTAACTTTTTGAAAAAGAAGGGCCTCGGTGCACTTCTAAAAAGAAATCCTAAAGTTGCAGATATTTTAAAGACTACTGGTTTAGATAAAACATTGGGCCTTGACCCAGGAGCAAAAGATTTTCTAAACGGTGTTCAGAGGGTTCACATAGTAGGTTCTGATATTAGCCTTGGCGGTGGTGGCTTCGGCGGCGGCGGCAGAGCAGGCGATGGCATGCTAGATCAACTAAACAGTCAAAGCAAAGGTAGGGGTGGAACTGGTAGAAGTCCTCGCTCTCGCGGTTTTCGGGCACCCACTGGACAAGCGGGCAGATTTGGTATGCAGGTTGACCGTGCAACAAGAATG